CTGACCCGCGACTGATCGGCTCCTGTTGATTTAATGACCATCCCTACGGCGCCAAGGTCATCGACTACAGTCTTTTCCTCAAGCTGCCCGCGCCGGAATAGCCGCTTAATCCGGCCCGGAAACTGTTCAATCACAGCCCATCGAAAATTAAGCCAGAGCCAGCGGTCGCAATGATGGCCCAACAAACTGCAACCCATGTGCGGCCTGGGGAGGTCTTGTGAGAGTTCATGGGCTTCGTCGATTAGTTGCTGCAATGAATCCATGTCTGCCCCTGCACGATCTTTTCGATTGTCCGAATATGCACCCCGAACTTACGCGCTAGGGCCTCATTCGACAGATTGTTGGATATGTATTTGCGCAATTGATCGCGCTGCACGATCGCGCTTCTTATTTCCTCAACGTCTGCCATCTTTATTTTTGAGTGCGGCAGATCCTCTCCACGCAGGGCCAACTCCCGCGCCCTAACTAAGTATTCGGAACGCTCAAGCCTATTTTCAGGCCGGTGCATTTTGATGGCTTCGGCTTTCATAGTTAGAATATCCTCTCCGTCTGGGTTCCACCTGTTGGTGGCTGGGGGAGCGTCGAGCTATTGCTCCGCTCCCCATTTTTTTACTTAGCCCAAGGCGCAGCAGCGCGGGCCGGTGCAGCTTGTGCAGGCTGCGATTGGCTAGGGAATGAAGCAGCCCCACCCTCAACAGCTTTAAAGCCCTTGACCTCGTTTTTGGCTTCGTACTGTCCGTCAGCAGGCTTAACGGCAACTTTAATCTGACACTGCCGCCCGATTAGATCGTCTGTTTTGCGAAGCTCAGACAGACCAGAAGCGCGCATCAGTTCGCCCAATTGCTGGCGGCCAATGCTTTCGGCTTGTGCCGATTGGTTGCGCACGTTGATATTGCCGAACACCTTGCGCCCCTGATGCGCCGGTCCGGTGATGTCATAGCTCATCGCCAGATACTGTCCAGAGCCCGATTTTGTTTCCTTGAGTTGAACGTCAGCGATACGCGCCGAATACCATCCAGCCGGCAGGATGTCATAGTTGCTTTCTGATTCTGGAAGATCGGCCAAGCGAATTGGTTGGTCAAAAAAGCTCATTTTTATACCTCGTCCTGAATAATTTTGAATGATGCCCGGGCCGCTTTGGTCGTGATTGCGTCGGCCAGCGGGCGGGTGATTGATTCATCAGCGGAACGCCATGCAGTCATGTTTACTTCGGGTTTCCACCTAAATAACTGGCCAAGATGCTCGGTTAGCCCGAACTCGGCGGCCAATTCCTGCACCTTGTCGGCATCGACTTTGCGGTCAAGTCTGCCGGTAATTCTGACTGTGAAACCGTCCGGTTTTGCTGTAATAGTGCCCTCCTCTTGGTCTGCCACTCCCACGAGCGACTTAATACGATCCTCGACTTTTCGCCGATCCTCGACCGCTCGTTCCTCTACTCGTTTGTATTCGAGCCAATCGCGGGCCAGCTTTTGCAGGTCATCGGTCATGATTGGACCCCCATGATTTTGTTGATAATCGCGCCCAGGTCCGGCGCTTCCCACTGATCGAGCTTGCCGCTGCGATCCTTTGCTGCCCATTGGCCATCTGAGTCGCACATCAGCGCCCGGTGCGTGTTTCCGTCGGCATCTTTTTCGACACGCAGGGCTAAAACTTCGTCAAAGAAGTAAGGCAACGATTGCCCGCTTTTATTGCCTGGCATCGATGGCGAGTACAGAATCCGCCCCATTTCATCCTGGCTCTTTTCGAGCTTGGCTGACATATAGACGTTCTTGCCAGGCAGGTCGCGGAAAGCCCTGATGATCTCTGTCATCTGATCCTGCATCGCCCCGTAGGCTTGCCGCGGGTCTTTGCTGGCTTTCTTCTCAGCAGTCAGCACTACTTCCGCGATCTCGCTGATTGAATCCAGTGCAATAGACTGGAATTGCTTGGAGTCGGCAGAATCTTTAATCCACGAGTACGCCTCGCGCAACGTCTGAAGGTTAGTGATCTCAATAAACGGCAGCCCTGAGTCTTTAATCGACAGCAGGCCGCCTTCCGCGCTCAAGATCAACGGCGAAGGCAATGTAGGGATCAGCGAGGTTTTGCCCGCCCCGGCCTGGCCATAAACCAACAACTTCACGCCGGATTGGCTTAGGTCTGAAGTGCTTTGAATGTTGACTGCCATATCAATAACTCATTGCGAATGCTGTTAGAAGATAAAAGCAAGCCGCCGCGATGATCATCATCAAAACAGTGAGGATCATTTGCCGACGCTGGCGCGCTTGTCTGCGCTTAGCGATCGCAATCGCAGCCTTTGATTGCCGAGCATGCTTCGGAATATAAAAAACACTCTCGCACAGCTTTTCGTGCGCTTCATACTCACTCAACCGACGCATGTTTCACCTCGAAATCAAATAGTTCACGATAAATAGTGATTGACTCTTTCTTGCCGCTAGCAGTCAGCTTCTCCGACATTTCAAGCACGATTGGCTCCCACGGCAGCGCATCGTTAGCCGTGTTTTCTGCCTTGAAGAACCAATAGGTCATCTTGTGCAGCTCTGGCATGGCGGCTACGTGATTCACAAACGACTTCACCAGCGCCTTGCCGCAGTCTGAAAGTTTGTAGGTATTCATGATCTTTACTCGTCTGTTTTGTTGGTGTTAGTAGTGTGACAAGGCGGCGCGAACCTCATCGAACGAATAGCGGCACCCGTCCGGCGTTCTTGTGATTCCCGCACCAATCAGCGTCGAGATGAACTCAACGGCCGCCGCGTCGCGATTACGAGCGGTCTCAACACACGCACAAGCCAACTTAAACAGATCCGGGTCGGTGCCAATCGCACGAGCAACGGAGGTCGTCATGGCGTGTTTTTTTGGTGTGTACATTTAGTCACTCCTTGCTTAGTCTCGGTCGGCCAATCCGTTTGAGACAGTGCACACAGAATACATAAATTCGTTTACAGTGTCAACACCTGAGTGTTAAACATGAGTGTAGGAAATGACAACAGACGAAGCAATCAAGCATTTCGGCGGGATCAAAGAGTTGGCGCGGTTGGTAGATATATGGCCCCATGCGATTAGCCGCTGGGGCGAATACCCGCCAATCTTGCGGCAGTATCAGATTGCCCACTTGTCCGGGCACATGTTGAAAGTGACGCATTGCCCGGTCGAGGAGGTGGGTGGCGATGGATCTAACTAATGTATTCGGCGGCGCATTTCGCCCGCCTGTCGAGCAGCCGCCACCGCCTCCCGATGTGCAGCTCATTGACGCGATTCGTTCGGCAGGGTTAGAGCCGCCGACCGATATCCAATTCGATGGCCGAATCCACCGCTTCAAAAGCGGCACGAAAGGATCTCCTGGGCACGGCGATAAACCCGGCTGGTACATAGTGTTCGGCGATGGCGTGCCGGCAGGGCGCTTCGGCTGCTGGCGCTCCGGTGTTGAGATCACATGGCGCGCTGATATCGGACGAAAGCTCAGCCAGACAGAAGAGATGGCGCATGCCCGCCGATTGTCCGAAGCCAAGCTATTAAGAGACGCTGAACTCAAACGCCAGCGCGAAGCAGCCGCCGAGACAGTCGAGGCGATCTGGTCAGGCTGCATGGCTGCATCGCAAGACCATCCATACCTAACCCGCAAAGGCATCGGACTCCACGGCGCTCGAGTGACCGGCGACGGCCGCCTGGTCGTTCCTCTGTACAGCCAGGATGGCGAGTTATCTAGCCTGCAATACATCGGGGCGGATGGCGAAAAGCGCTATCACGCCGGCGCCCAAACCGGCGGATGCTACTGGATGCTGGGCACGATGGACGAACCCGGCGCACTATTTATAGCCGAAGGCTTCGCCACCGCCGCAACAATCAACGAAGTAACCCGCCGACCTTGCGTAGTGGCCTATAGCGCCAGCAACTTAGTGCCGGTCGTCGGTTCGCTCCGTGATCAATACGGCTCAACTCAAGAGATCGTGATCGTAGCTGACAATGACTTGAGCGGGGTCGGTGAGCGGTACGCCGAGCAAGCATCAGCAAAGTATGGGGCACGGATGGTCATGCCGCCAGAGAAAGGCCAGGACGCCAACGACTACAAACTGTCCGGTGGAGACCTTAGCGCCCTGCTCATGCCGCCTAAAAATACCTGGCTCGTGCCGGCTGATGACTTTTGCAAGCAGCCCGCCCCGATCTCATGGCTCGTAAAAGGCTGGCTGCAATCAAACGCCCTCGTCATGATCCACGGCCCAAGCGGCGGCGGCAAGACGTTTCTAGTACTTGACTGGTGCCTAAGAGTCGCAGGACAGATAGATCAATGGGCAGGCCACAAAGTTAAACACGGGCCGGTCGTATACCTCGCCGGTGAAGGTCACCACGGCCTGCGCGCACGGGTCGCCGCGTGGAAACATTACCACCGTTCTGGCCCGCTAGATATGTGGCTCAGTAAAGACGGGTGCGACCTGAACACCCCCGAAGGCTACATAAAAGTAGTAGACAGCATCCGCCAGCTCAACAACCCGCCGTGCTTGATTGTCCTAGACACTTTGCATCGGTTCATGTCAGGCGACGAAAACAGCGCCCAGGATGCAAAAACCATGATCGACGCCTGCGGGGCACTGATGCGGGAGTTCAATTGCTCCGTCGTGCAGGTTCACCACACTGGAGTTTCAGCCGAGGCACAACACCGTGCAAGGGGATCAAGCGCATGGAAAGGGGCACTCGATATCGAAGTGAGCATCGTGCCCGCGGAAGAGCCAGGACAACCCATCGAGATCGTTCAGCGCAAGAGCAAGGACGCTGAAATCGCCCAGCCAATCACCGCCAGACTTGAGTCGGTCGAGATCCCAGGATGGCTTGACGAAGATGGCGAGCAGGTCACCAGCGCCGTTCTAGTCCAGTGTGATCGTGATGAAAAAGCAACACCACAAAAAGAAAATAAAGCACTCGCCGAGGCCCGCCGCCAGTTCGAGGACGCCATCAACAAGGGGTTCGGCTGGCTCAAATCCGGGCGCATTGTGCTCCGTAATTCGGCATGGATTGAGTACATGAAGAGCCAGGACTACCCAACCGACGGAGCCCGTAGAACGGCTCTGAGCAAGGCCAAAAGGGCACTCTTAGATGCCCAGTACATAGAGTCATGCGAGGACGGCTACGCCCCCACGCTCGACGCCATGTCAGGGCCATTTCTGGGGGCGTTTTTTGGGGCTAAATGATGTTACCGAATGTTACCGAATGTTACCGGTAACGTTTGGTAACATCGGACAGGGATTGACAAAAATGTTACCGGATGATAGGCTGCGCCTGCGTTAGCGGACTTCGGCGCAGACTTCGGTAACATTTGTCAGTAACAAAATTTAGACACAAAAAAGATGCCCAAAAGTTAGTGGGCACTAACAAAAAGTAAGCGACGGAGATGGGCCCTGACTTGGAGTGAAAGCATGGCCCTAAAATTGGTAGAAGGCCGGGATTCTGGCCTTGAGTTTGTCTGTGATGTTGG